AAACTATCGGGAAATTTATCTGGTATGTTCTGGAGACTGAGCACCCTTTTGGTTCAGCTATTTATTATGCAGATGAAGTGGTACTTGAAAGCGGGAGAGCAAAGAGAGCAAGGGCATTAAATATATGTAAGCAACTTTTTAAGAAGGGGGAACTAGCTGAGTTTCCTAATTATAGTCCTGCTGGTCCGAAGGAATTTACCTTGTGGGATTGGCAGATTAACAAAAGCCTCAGAATGGAGCAAGAAAATGAGAGCACAATCTAAGTTAACAAAAGAAGTGGTGCTTCAGCACTGCAATATATATGACGAAGAATTTAAGGTAACAGTACCTGATTCCTCATTCAATCTTCAGCGGACATATGAAGTAGCTGCTGCAGAAGTAATGAAAAATAAACGTCTTCAGGACTGCACAATTGAGAGCATCTTGGAGTCAGTCAAGCAAGCCTGTTACTTGGGACTTGAACCCAGTTCAGTTTCAGGTGAAGCATATCTAGTCCCTTACGGTAATAAATGTACCTTGGTTATCGGATACAAGGGGCAACTAGAATTAATGTACCGGGGAGGACATGTTATTTCAGTTTGGGCATATCCTATATATGAGTCTGACCTGCCTAACGTTGACATTCAACTTGGCACTTCCCCCCAGGTTAAACATTCCCCGACATTAAGTGGTAACAGAGGTGAGTTAGTTGCCGTTTATGCCTGTGCTGAAATTCCAAATTCAGACCAGATTAAATTTGAACTTATGACAAGGGAAGAGTGTGAGCGAATTAAGTCAAAGTCTGGAGGTGCTCACAGCAAACAGCACCCTTGGAACACGGACTTTGAAGCAATGTGTCTCAAGTCTGTTATCAAGAAAATGTCAAAGACAATCAGCAAGAAGCAGAATGCTCACGCTGATCGTTTAAGTTTTGCCTCTGTAGCTGCAGAGGATACTGGTGAAGGTCAGACTATTACTTTAGGTAGTTCTGACTTTCAAACTATAACCCAAGACGAGGAGGACGATGACAAAGGAGAAAGATCCGACACTGAAGGAAGTGGAGAGAGCAGTTCAAGAAGTGCTATCGAGGAAGACAAAGCCAACGCTCCGCAAATCAATCGAAGCGGACGTGAAGCACAAGAATTCTTTGAAAACCAAGAACAACAAACAGAATCTCCTGAGAGCATTAAAACGAGTCCAAGATCGAGATCAAGAAAAACAGCAGCGTAGGGATCATTATTACACTTACCTGATAATGAAGAACTCAGATATGTGTAAAAGGAATCCACGTTGTCCTGCTGGAAACGGTCTGGAGAAAAGTATCAATGACTAAAAAAGAGTTAGAAAAGAGGCTTAAAGATTTCGAGAAAATCCTGATCGAAATGAGGAAAGAAATTTCTGCTTTGGGCTTCGCAGTTGCACAGCATCAAGCGAACTTTGAGGTTCTCAAAAAGTTAACAGAACAGGAGAAAATTGAAGTCGTTAAAAACTGAAACTAAAGCGGGTCTTTGTGATAGCACTAATCGTATTAGATGCTATTTTTACTCACTGTTTGCGCTATTGAAGATGAGACAGTGAGAAGGTCTTGGCTGGACCTTATTGGAAGCATAGTCAGGATCTTATGTTTCCCTTAGACCCGCTTCGCCTAAACAACACTTAAACTATAACTTTATTATGTCTACACGAGGTGATGAATACGCTAGAAATAAAAAAGATAAGTACGGTAATGTGGTCCCAGAAGTTGTTATTCCTATGATATACCAGAAGAATTATCGTCATCAAACCAAGAAGAACAGGCACGGCAATTGATAGAGTACCTGATCTGGAAGTACTTAATTTGGATAGTTTTAACTTGGTCAACTATCTATCACTGGGGGCAACCTCACGGTTTTTAATCTTATGAAGAAAAAGAAAATGTTATCAACAGCAAAGAAAAAGGGTAGACCTATTCTCCCCTTTAAACACGTTGGTCGTGGTAGACCAAAGGAGAGTATTTTAAGAGCATTTTTATTCTATCTTAAATACTCAAAAGCTAGGCACGTTCTCAAGGAATGTTCAGAACGGTCTATAACTATAACCCAATACTTTGATGACCTAGTTTCTAAGGACATTGAAAATAAACAAAGGAAGGTAAACTAATGGCAGGTAGATTAATTTGCAATATGTTTAATAACCCACCAGACGAAGGATCTGGACGTGACGAGTATTTCTCTGGTCAGTGGCCTTTCGGTGGGAAAGTAATGCTCTGGCCCAGATCTATAAAAGACTCTGAGGGTAACTGGGTAGCACCACCAGAGAACCAACCCCAGTGGCAACTAAAGTGGTATCCCGATAATGACTCTGGAGGTGATTCCGGGTTCTAGGGAAACCTTAACTCATAGGATGAGGCATCGTGCTCATGGAAGAGCAACTTAATTCTTACATTAAGTTATTCAGAAAGGCTAAGAAGAATTCTCTTTTTCGAAAGCCTCTTACCTTCCACTACTTCACCTACTGTCTCCTATCGGCTTGGTGGAGTGATGAGCCTACCACATTTAATCTCAATGGTATTGATGTCCTCATCCACAAGGGTGAGTTTGCTACAACTCTTAGAAGGTCAGCATATGAAACTGGCCTATCAATTCAGAATGTTAGGACCGCAATTAAGACTCTAAAATCAACAAACGTTCTAACAGAGGATCTAACAAGGGGTCTAACAAACGGGGGACGTGTCCTAAAGGTCTGTAAATACTCAGTTTATCAGGCTAAAAAAAATGAAGGTAACAAACCTCCTAACAAACCCTCTAACAGACGATCTAACAGACAAATAAAGAAGGTTAAAGAAGAAGGTTATAATAAACCCCCTTATATTCCCCCAAAAAGGGAAATGAAATTTGAACATAGATCTAAACTTCAAAATCTTGGAACTTTCAGGCAACTGGTTAAAGGGTATCTCAATTTACAATTAGGTGACACAACGCATGACGAAAGGATAAATGAAAAATACAAAAAGAACAGAACCGCAAAAGAAGCAACTGAGGAAATTAAACGAGAAGGAAGTAACGAAAGGCGTACTGCAGTGGGCAGGTCTTCGAGCCAAGACAGTCAGGTTGTTTCGAATGCAGACAACAGGAATCCCAGACGGCAAAGGAGGATTCAGAACAAACAATGAGAAGGGTGCTCCTGATTTCATAGGTGCTTACCTAATGGCAAAAATCCCGGTGCTCTTTGCATTTGAAATAAAATCTCCAACAGGTAAGCAAAGTGAGGCGCAAAAGAACTGGCAGAAACGAGCAGAAGAATTCGGAATCCACTACTTCATCATCAAGTCTTGGGAAGAAGCGGAAAGTGCGATCGAGAAGATCCACAAGAAGCACAGAAGGAAAATCTCTTACTCCTTCCTCGGTCCCGCATTTCCGGAACACAAGGGGCTTGAAAAGAAACTCTGGACCGAACTTAAATCTTCCACCGGGGAAGTTAAAAGAACAGTTAAGCCAAGCACTATTCCAGATCCAAAAAACAAGAAGCAGCCTGACGCAATTCAAGACAGTCCAAGAGGCTGAGGAGTTTGAAGCAGAGATCAAGAAGTATCTGCCTGAAAATATCGGTGTAGGGATTATCAGGGAAAGCGAAGTAAACTGTTATGAGATAATTTACAGGACGAAGGAAGATAAGCTGCTCGAAGAGAGAAGGATAAGACAGTTCCAAAGAGCATTTCTAAAACGCTTAAAAGTTGATCAGGATATTCAGGATGAAATCAAAAGAGCAGAGCAACGTGCATACTGGGCCAAAAAAAATAGAGAAAATAAAATCAAAAAAGGGACTCCGAAAGCAGCGGACAGAAGAACTAAAAAGTGATCCCCAGTTCTGGGAGCAAGTCTGGCTAATGTTCGAAAACGGTGCTAATGCCTTAACGATTGCTCAAGCCTATGACTTACCCAAAATGGCAATTTACAGGTGGGTCAAGGAAGATCCTGAGAAGGAAAAGCGGGTTGAAGAATATCGCAATATGCGAGCAGACGGTAGTGCTGACTCAGTTGCTCAAAAGGCAGACAGGTTGGAGCAGGTCTTTGAACAACAGATCTCGGAGGGTAAACCAAACCCGGCTTTAGGCAACCTGATCTTTCAAATGAGAACCTGGGACGCAAAGGTTGGTAACCCGGACAAATATGGCGATAAGAGAAAGCTAGAAGTGACACAAGATACTAGGGTTCAGCATGTTCAGCAACTAAGAGATTTGAACAGGAAGAAGATCAAGGATATTACTCCCAAGAAGAAACAACTAAAAAATAACGAGGAAAAGTAGTGTATAGTCCCCAGCTATTTCGAAACTTACACAAGGAGGTCTATGAGAAATACAGAAGTTATAATCAAGATATTCTTAATCAGTTTAATAGCTATGTTGACGCTATCTGTTGGTGTAGTGACAAGCAGAGCAAACGAGACTCAGGTCACATTCACTGGAACATATGACACTGAATATGTCAGGCAGCTTTGGGCACACTGCTTCAATGCTTCACTTCAAAAGAGAATGCACCCGGGAGCAGCTACAGCATATTGTGACTGCATTGTTGACACTGTCAGGATCAAGCACACAAGGACTGAAGTAGACAACATGACAGGACGTGTAGAGATGTTCAAGGGGTATGCAAATGAGTGTGGGATAAGGTTGTTTGGACCTGCGCCCACAGGTGTCGCTGAAAGTCTCACGCATGCGAGAAAATTACCTATTGGATCGATGCGTTGGTTAGAATCATTGTTTATCAGTCATAATTTACGAAACCCAGTAATACCAAGGGTTAAGGAGGATAGTTCATAGCATGTAAGGAGTCTTGTCAGGGGTGCAGGACCAGAAACCAGTGATAAATCTATATGTACGATAACGGTAGAAATCGAACATATGAACATTATCAGAACATGTATTTTTGGCCCCCCCGGGGGGTGGGTTGGAATAAAAAAACGTCCCCCCCTGATACATGTCAAAACCCTATTATTATTTTATTTTTTTATGAACGACATGTTTATTATTTTTGTTGTAGCTTACTTTAGCGTCATCCTGCTAGTGGTGGTGCTTGGAGTATTTGTCTTCCTGAAAGTTGACGCAGTAATGATAGTGCCTGAGAAGGTAGCAAAGAAGCTTCAGGAGGAGTGGGACTTTGCAAACTGTGAGCACAAGAGGAAGTTTGTTGGTCACTTGAATAACCGCTATATCGAGAAGTGTGATGATTGCGGTGAGTTACTAGTTGAGGAGTATGCGAAAACCTTATCTAAATACGCATGAGACTTTAGCTTTGTTGCGTGAAGACTTTGACGTTTTCATGACTTATGAAGCTTTGAAGAAGCATATCCAGAGAGGGAACTTGAGGACTCGACAGTTTAAGACAGGCGGGACTCACTTGATAACACGAGGAGCATTAACCGAATTCATTAAGAATTACAATGAGCGACTATAAAAAGGAACTAAAGGCATTAGCACGAGGCGTCAAGTTGTCTGATGATGCAGAAAAAGCTTTGAGGATACTGCTGCGTTTCTGTGACCGGGAAGGGAATTACCCTTCAAGTTTCGGACAAGATCAGGTGGAGTTGATTCAGGATCTGCTTGTTCTCCTGAGTCACAGGAAGACGCAGCGTCAAAGATTAAAGCAGCTTGAGTATGTGGCAAACCGGGAGTTGCTTATTCCAGAGGCAGAGGCAATTGCATATATCAAGTTGCGTGAAGAGGTCTACCCTGAGAGCACAGAGGAGTGGAACAACAAGTTTAATAAGTACTTCCACACTGCAATGTCCAAGTTGGCTTTTGAGAGACTTGGGGTAACTGACTCAAACACAATCTAGGAGGCAAGTTGGGACTAGAATCAAAAGGTGACAAGCTTAATGAAAAAAGGGCAAAGGCTTTCCTAGAGAACTTCTGGCAGGTTGAGTTGTATGAGAATCCAGACTTCTATCATGCAGATTGGCAATGTATGAGAGACGATAAGCACCTTGCCCTGATCGAGTACAAAATGTCGTTCAAGTCAGTTGAGGAAATTCAGGAAGAGTTCCCGGGATTCAGGATAGGCACTAACAAGTTCCAGTTTGCGTTTCCAATTGTGCAGCTTTGTAACCAGAACTTTTATTTTATCATTGAATTCCCGGAAGGACAGATGCTTCAGCACAAGATTCGCCCGGACGCAAGGGTGTATGAAATGACACGATTTTTCAAAAGCAGGAACGGAGGAAAGGATCGACTTCCCGCTTTCATGATACCTTGGGAACTTTTTGAGGAGATACAACCTAATGAATTCGATAGCGTTAACTCAGTCTGAACTTGATGCACTTGATGATGTCCTTGATATCTACGCAAGGCTTCACACTAAAAGTGTCCTGATAGATTGGTATTTTCGTGGAGTGAATCACGTTGAGGTGTTAAAGCTTCACGAGAAAATAATCAGGAAATTAGAGAAAGTTTACTCAAGCGAGCACATGAAAATTAACCAGAGAGAAGGTAGGAAGAGGCTTGAAAAACGAAGTAACTGAGTTTATTGAACTTTACAAGGACGATCCTATTTCTTTCATAGAGAACTGTCTTGGCGCAGAGTTAGATCCTTGGCAGAGGGAGTTTTTCGAGATAATTCCTAATACCCGGAAGTGCTCGATTGCTGCAGGACACGGTGTTGGCAAAAGTACTGCACTTTGCTTTTTGTGCCTCCACACGCTACTTTTTCATTTCCCCTGCAAGGGGGTAATTAGTGCTCCTTCTACTGCACAACTTCATTCCGCTTTGTGGGCCGATCTCAAGATGTGGATTGAGCATCTCCCCCCGGTCCTCAAAGATTCAATTGAACATACTCAAGATCTTGTAAGGCTGCGTGAAGCACCAAACGAGTCTTTTATTCGTGCAGCAGTTGCCCGGATCGATCAACCAGACGCACTTCAGGGTGTCCACGCAGAA